AACTACGGCGGCTATGCCGGCCTTTTCTACTTCAACGCGAGCAACGCCTCGTCGAACGCGGGCTCGAGCGTCGGCGCGCGACTCCTTTTCCACCCCTAATGGGGGACCGGGGGCCGCAGCCCCCGGAGCTTTCCCGCCTGCACCAGCTGGCGGCATGAGCGCAAGCCCAAAAGCTGAATGGGGTACGGGGCGAAGCCCCGTCGACACGATTTTTGAAAATAACGTATTCTGTTATTTTCTCCCGTTTTTCCGTATGCGCGGCAGGCCGGAGGTATAATTACCTCCGGGACTGCCTGCGCCATGCGCCGAGGGCTTGTTTTCTACGCCAACTACAACTCTGGCTGGCGTGTCCTCCTCGTCGGTGGCAACTGGAACAACGGCGGCAATGCCGGCCTTTTCTACTTCAACGCGAACAACACCTCGTCGAACACGAACTCGAACGTCGGCGCGCGACTACTTGTTTTTCTTTTGACTGGCGCAGGCTTTCCCTCACCGCTTGGTGAAAATATTGCCGCATAGGACGGGGTTTAGTAGGCTTCGGCTCGAATAACCTCGCAGGCAAACAAGGACGGAGGGGAAATCCTATGCCGAAACGAGTCGGCTATCTCTACGACAAGATGGTTGACCGGGACTTCATTCGCGCTGTCATTCAGGAGGCGGCAAAGGGGCGCCGGAGTCGTAAAGACATTGCCCCTGTGTTGGCAGACCTGGACGGGTATGTCGAAAAGACCTATGAGCTGGTCGCAAGCGAGATCTTTGTACCATCCGAGCCGAAGATCCGCGAGATCTATGATGAGAGCAGCGAGAAGCACCGTAAGATCAAGATGGTCCCGTTCTGGCCGGACGGCGTGATCCAGTGGATGCTGGTGACGGCCATGAAACCGGTGCTTATGCGCGGGATGCACCCGTGGTCCTGCGCGTCGATTCCCGGACGTGGTGGAAAGCGAATCCACAAGAAGATCCGCGGCGCGCTCCGCAACGACCCGAAGGGGACGAAGTACGCCGCTGAGCTGGACGTCGCACAGTATTACCCCAGCATCTCCGGCAAGCGGCTGATCTGGGCGCTGGCGCGGAAGATCAAGGACAAGCGCTTTCTGCGGACGGTCTATTCCATCATCGAATCCTGCGGCGGCGGGCTGGCTATCGGGTATTACATCTGCCAATGGCTGGCAAACTTCTACTTGGAGCCGCTGGACAGGTACATCATGACGCTGCCGGGCGTGAAGTATATGACCCGCTACATGGACAACATCACCCTGCTCGGGCCGAATAAGAAGCAGCTGCACAAGGCGCGGAAGCTGATCGCCGCGTTCATGCAGCAGCGGCTCGGCCTGTCCATGAAAGCGAACTGGCAGATCTATCCCACGGCAAAGCGCATGGTGAGCGCGGTCGGCTACCGCTTTTCCCGCACTCATGTCATTCTGCGCAAGCGGAATTTCCTGCGCTTCACCCGGCAATGCCGCCGCGTCAAAAAGCGGCTTGACGCCGGAAAGCCTATCATGTTCGCCCAGGCCTCCGGGCTACTGAGCCGCGCCGGGCAACTGAAGCACTGCAATAGCCATACAATTCGGGTGAAGTACATTGACCCGATTGGAGTAAAACATCTGAAGGAGGTCGTGCGAAATGAGAGTAAGAGGCGACAACGCGCCCAGCAACGCTTTCTCGCTGGAGGAGCAGCCTAATAAGCCGGGGGTAGCCCTGGTGCGCTTCTACGAGAACGCCGAGCCGTTTGAGGAAAAGCGGGACGAGCTGACCATCAGCGGGTGGGTGTACGACGAATATCACCTGGAGCTGAATATGTACGACGGCCTGAGTGAAGACATCCTCGGCAACTATGCCGGTTATCTGGCGCAAGCCAAGCTGCATGAGGCGGAGGGCAAGACGATCCCCTCCCTGCAGCAGCAGGTAGCCGACCTGGAGACCGACAAGGCGGCATTGACGGAAAAGGTGACGAGCCTTGAGGGGCAGGTCACCGATACGCAGATGGCGCTATGCGATGTCTACGAACAGATCGTCGCCGTGACATCTACAACAGGAGGCGCGTAACCGATGGCGAGCAATTACATGGTGAAGGTCTACGCAGACCTGATCCGCAAAGGAAAAAAGACGATTGAGGAAGTTCCCGACCAGCTGCGAGCAGCCGTCCGGGAAATCCTCGAAAATAGCAAGAATGGAGCTGAGGGCTTATGAAAAGCCTTCGGCTCCTTCTTTTATACATTCTGATGGGAAAGGAGGTAGCGGTTATGGCAGTTGTCTACGCGACCCTGATCGTCAAGGGCAAGAAGACCATCGACCAGGTTCCGAGCCTGATTCGGAAGCAGGTCGAGGAGATCCTGGCAGATCTCGAAGTCACCGTCTGACCACGGCATTGATACGGAGGGCAGCTCCTTTACGGGGGCTGCCCTTCTTATCACGCGCAGAGGAGGATTGAGAGATGACGCTCAAGGAGATTTTGTTTGGTGGGGGAAGCGCGCTGTTTGTGCTGCTGACGCTGCTCCAGCTCGCCCCCATCAAAATCAATCCGTGGTCTGCAATAGCAAAGGCTTTCGGGCGCGCTATCAACAGCGAGGTCTTGGAGAAGGTCGGAAAGCTCGAAAGCGAGCTGCAGTGCGTTCGGTCTGGCATGGCCGAGGAAAAGGCCGTCAACTGCCGGGCGCGCATTCTACGCTTCGGCGATGAATGTCTCCACGGCGAGCGCCACACCAAAGATCATTTCGACCAAACGCTCCGGGACATCGCCGCCTACGAACGATACTGCGAGGATCACCCGGAGTTTGAAAACAATGTAACAGAGCTGACCAGTGACCGGATCAAGACGATATATCGCCGGTGCTTGGACAGCAACGACTTTTTGCAGTAAGGAGGACGCACAATGAATGTGCTGGATATGACGATCATCCGCCTGGCCGCAGGGCTTGTGCTGCTGATCGCCGCGAACATTGCCCTCGGTTCCATCAATGCCATCATTGATGGGGAATGGGATCAGACGAAGTTCCGCAACGGCTGCATCAAGAGTGCAGTTGTGGCAGCGGCGCTGGTCGCGGTCTACTTCGCCGGGTACCTCAACCCCGATCTGATGGTAGTGGAGGTCGATGGGCAGACCGTAAACCTGATGACAGCGGTATCGCTGGCTATGCTGGCAGCCTTTACCGCCTATGCCGTTGATGTACTGAAAAAGCTGAAAGATATGCTCTCTACCGCGACACCCGGGGCGGACGCGGCGCCTACTGCGCTGCCTTCCGGTGAGGGCAAGGAAGACCATACCGCCCCCGAGGAGGAATGACCTATGAGCAATAGCCCTCTTGTCAGCTACACAAAGCTCAGCCCGAATCACTCCGGGCAGAGGACCCGTAAGATCGACCGCATCACGCCACACTGCGTAGTGGGCCAGTGCAGCGTGGAGCAGTTGGGAGATATCTTCCTCCCTGCCTCCAGAGAGGCGAGCTGCAATTACGGAATCGGCGCAGACGGCCGCGTCGGTATGTATGTCGAGGAGAAAAACCGATCCTGGTGTTCCTCCAGCAATGCAAACGACCAGCGGGCGGTGACTATCGAATGTGCGTCCGATGGTGCAGAGCCGTACGCATTCCGCGATGTGGTCTATCAGTCCCTCATTACGCTTTGCGTCGACATCTGCAAGCGCAACGGCAAGACCAAGCTGCTCTGGCTGGAGGATAAGGACAAGACGCTTGCCTACACCCCTGCACCGGACGAGATGGTGCTGACCGTACACCGCTGGTTTGCCAACAAAAGCTGCCCCGGGAACTGGATGTACGCCCGCATGGGCGACCTCGCCGAAAAGGTGACAGCCCAGCTTTCCGCAGGCATGGACGAGGAGGATGACGATATGGATATCAACAAATTCAAGGAGCTTTGGCGTGAGATGCGCAAGGAGCTTCAGGACAACGATGCTTCCGCCTACTCGGAGGAAGCGCGCAAATGGGCCGTGGATAACGGCATCATTTGCGGCGGCAACTCCAATGAGTTCAATGGAATGTGGGAGGACATGATGACCCGCGAGCAGCTGGTGACCGTCCTCTACCGCTTCGCCCAGAAGTTTGGGCTGAGCTGATGGCAAAGCGCAAGCGCAGAGCCGCGAAGAAGCGCAAGGTTGAATGGAGTAAGGTCGTGTGCCTGCTGGCGATGCTGGCCGGTCTGTTGATCGTTCAAGAATGCCTGTTCCTCATGTATCTGTGCATCAAAAGCGGCTATACCGCCGCCGCTGCATGGCTTACTGCCGCCACCGGCGTTGGTGAGGCGATCATCATCGCCGGAGCAAACGGCTACCTCTCGCTTGCGAAGTCCGACCACAAGCGTGGCGGGATCACCTTTGAGGCGGCCAAGGCAAACAACTTCCGAACCGACACGGAGGACGACGGCAGCATCGACAGCCCCGCCATCTGAATACCGCCCACACAATGAAAGCCCCCTCGCAGGATTTTACCGTCCTGTCGAGGGGGCTTTTTCTATTTTCCGGCGCTTTCGCGTTTACGGGGGCGCAGGAGCGTTTTTCGCATTTGGGTGGGCGTCTACCCTCCCACGCCGCAAAGGTGGTGTTGCAACTCGCCTACGGCGGCGAGAGAGGTGCTTGCGCGTGGCCGCTGCGCTTTCCTTTCAAAAATCCCATGTATCCCGCTCCGGAACGAACTCAATGATCGTTCCCTCTGGAACAGGGTCGCAGGGCTCGCCGTCAAAGGCGTTGCCCTGCTTCGTGCAGATGTCTGCCGGTCTGCTCCGGCGCGGGTCGACATCGACATAGAGCCGACCGTCGCACTCGTAGACGGGGCGATCCCAGCTGTCGCGGCCTCTGTGTTCCAGCCGTAACACTGGCGCGGCACAGAACTCCTCGTAGCTCATGTGGCCCTCCGCTTTCATCGCGGCACTGGCAGCAGCCAGCTCCTCAGGCGTCCAAGATTTACTCACAGGTATTGTCTCCCTTCTTCATCGTCCACGGTGAAATGATAGCCCTCGGTCAAAAGCACAGTCCCTTTGATTGGCGCGTGGATCATGACGGTGCGGCGACCGATGTAAGCCGCTGGAATTTCACCGCGCTCGACCATATCCCGAAAGTACGGGCAATCATTCCAGCGGTCGGTGTACTGCTCACGCGCCCACGCTGCGGCGGAGTAGTGCCTCCTCATGCGCCAGTTCTCCGGCGCGGAGACGATAGCCCATGCGGTCAGCGGCCGCCGATCCCCCGTCATGTCTTCCAGCGCCTCCACCGTGCCGCAGGCATCGCAGATATGGACCGTTGCCCTGCGGCTCAGTGCGTTGCGGGTGACGCTCTCCGCATCCATCGTCATCTTCCCGCAGCGGGGGCAGGCAAAATGCCCGCCCTGCTGCTTCTCTGCAAAACGCTCGATCAGTGTCTTGGCTTCGTTCTCGTTCATAGAAATCTCTCCTTTCTCAGAACTGTTTGATGATGTCCTGCGCGTTTTCGCCGTAGTAACCCTTAATCCATCTATCGGCAAGAATTTCAATGTCAGTGGTGCGCTCGTAGCGCACGTCAATCAACAGCGTTTGCGTTGATGTCTTAACCGTCATGTAGCAGCCTGTGCCGTAGTGCTTGTTGTCGGTGGGGGGAACGAGGGTAAATGTGAGACTTTCAGTAAAAGGCTCGCCCTCACAGGTTGTCCCCTTGACGGTAGCGTTCATAGTGTTGTAATCCATATCGTGTCCTTTCTCCCCGTCGCGCCGATAGGTCAGCCAGTCATGCAGTTACAGCTTGGTGTTGTAGTCTTTCAATGCGACCTGGATGATGATTTCTTCGCGCCCCATGGTAACATAGGTGATTTTGGCTTCCAGCACTCCCGGCATCGCTTGCGCCGGGATCTTGTATAAGCTACGGAAGCGGCCGATTTCCCTCATACCGGCTTTCACCACAACGGGAATTTCCTCACTGGCCGCGCCGATCTGACTACAAAAGTCGAAGACGGTAATTTTCCTCATGCTCGCGCCTCTTACTCAATGGCAGCTTCGATGCTGCTGATGACTTCCTCCAGGTTATCTACGGCTTCGGAGAGGTTGTCGCAGGCTTCGTCTGCCTTTTCATAGCGTTCGCTCTCCTGCATATTCTCAGGGATATTGTCGCGGTACTCTTCCTCCTCGGCCTGGAGATCTTCGAGACTGCCCTTCAGCTCCTCCAGCTGGTCGATGATGCTTTGCAAATTTTTGCGGCGGATCTTGTTCATGGTTAGTCCTCCTCCCCATAATCTTCTTCAAAGCGGCCCTCGGTAATGCCGCCGTAGGTGTAGCCGTTGTCAAAACTCAGATAGACCGGCGTATCTTCATCGTACTGGGCGAGGAAGTTAATCAGCTCGCCGGCCGTCATCGTTCTGCGGATCTGATCGATGCCGTAACCTTCGCGGAAAGTAGAACAAATCAGCTTTTTCATTGTCGGCGCTCCTTTCTCAAAATCTGAATACCAGCCCTTTGACCTCGCGGCGGCCTGATGGATCGTGCAGTGGATCGCGGGTAACAGTTCCGACGCCCTCCAGATACGCGCCCTCGGCTACCAAGGCGTGGACACTTTCCATGAGCGCGGTTGACTGATCTGTGACGATAATCTCGTCAATATCAGCTGCGGTTAATGCAGCAACGAATTCTTTCATCACGCCGTCCTTAATCTGACTGCCCCACGGAAGCGCTCTGACCTCAAACATATCGGCTCGGTCTTCCGTGCTCTGCTCCCAGCTCCGGTATGCGTAAACCTGTCCGCGAGTGGGGTTCTTCTCCGTGTCGCGGAGCTTTTCAAAGTATTCCTTTGCGGTATCTCTGTTGAGCGTATCCAAAATCTCCTGCCGGATTTCTTCGGTGATATTGACCTTCATCTTGCGTTCCTCCTTGATTTTTCTGCCTTACTCGGTTATAATCAAGGCGGCGGGAGTAAGGCTTCCCGCTCGCCTTTCGGGGTGTTTGAGTAGCGGCGCTTTAGCGGGGGTCGCTACTCTTTTTATGCCTTGACCTTGCTATCTCGCACGATCTTTGCGGCGGTAGCCGGGTCGTCGGCGGTTGCTTCAATCAGCTTTGCGATGTTCTCTAAGAACTGATTGAGCTCGGCGGTTGTCATCTCGTCCAAGTCCTCACTTCCTTTCGTAAGAGGCTTTCGACCTCTGCCTTACGAGTATATAGTACACCATTTTGATTTACTTGTCAATGGTTTTGATAAACTTTTTTGATTTATTTTCAAACTTTTTTAGTTGACAAGTCCACTCTTTTGATGTACTATGTGAAGTACAGAAAGGAGAGTGCATATTGTGTCGGTATCGGACAAGGTAAAGGGGCTGCTGGCTCTCTGCGGCAAGAAGCAGGTCGACATGGCTGCAAGCTTCGGAATGAGCAAGCAAACGATGGGAAACAAGATGAATCGCGGGAGTTGGTCTGCCAACGATCTCGCAAAGGCTGCGGAATTCTGCGGCTGCAAACTGGCGTTTATTATGCCAGACGGTCAGCAGATCATCATTGATGTTGAGGAAAAAGAAAAGGCCCCGGGCGAATGAACGCCCGAGGCCTCGGAGCAGGCTTAACGCTTGCTATGTATATCCGCGCCGGTGCGCGTCTTGACTCTGGTCTCCTTATTTTCCTCTCGGATCATCAGGTCTGACAGCTCACACCCCAGCGCCTCACAAATAAGATCCAGATGCTCCAGGTTTACCCTTTCTGCGATCTCATGGTACAGGTCATTGATCGTCGAAGGTCGAATGCCTGTTGCCCTTGCAAGGTCAGCTTGTGACCACCTCCGCTCGCCAAGCCGGGTGGACAGTAAAATCCTAATCATAGCCATGCTCCTTTACGGTAGATTCTAACAACGATTTTAGAATCTCGCTGGATTTTGGTAGATTATAACGAAATCCGTTATGGCTATGAAAAAACACAAAGAGGCTACCGCGCAGGAACAATCCTGTGCAGTAGCCTCTTTTTTATTCTTCCGCGTCGAGCGGACAGACCAAAACGAAGACTCCGCCGACCATATAGATTGCAGAGATAGGAGCAGAGCCAGGCGACCTCTCGGTTCGTCTGGCTCTGCTTTGGTGGAGACGGAGGGATTCGAACCCTTGACCTCTCGGATGCGAACCGAACGCTCTCCCAGCTGAGCTACGCCCCCACAAGGCTTGTTCATTATAGCACATTTTTCACATTTGTAAAGACCTTTTTTTCTTCCGGCGCATTTTTGTGCGAAAAAGTCCCGAAAAAGAAAATTGCTTCCCACTCTTGCGCAATCGCCGCTTTTGTAGTAGAATACTTGCACGTGGCCATTGACAAGGCTGCACTAGTCGGGGAGCCAGCGGTGTCCTGTACCTGCAATCCGCTATAGCAGGGATGAATTCCCGCCCCCGGATAGGTTGATGTGTCGTCTGCCCGCAGTAAGCGGCGTTGAAGGTTCGGTCCCGCGCAACGGAGCCTTGTGAACCATGTCAGGCGGGGAACCGAGCAGCATTAAGCAGGTCACTCCGTGTGCCGTGGGGGCGCCGAGCCCGAGCTGGCTGCTGTGGTAACGGGCATGTCGTCTATTCAAAGGTGGGTGTGCAGTCTTGTCAATGGTCACGTTTTTTATGTTTTCCGTTCCCGGAGGTGACGCGCGCAAATGATGTATCAGGCGCTCTATCGCAAATACCGGCCGAAGACGTTTGACGACGTTGTCGGCCAGGAGCATATTACCGAGACGCTGAAAAAGCAGGTCGAGACCGGTCGGCTGTCCCACGCCTATCTGTTCATCGGCACGCGCGGTACGGGTAAGACCACCTGCGCCAAGATTCTGGCCAAGGCGGTCAACTGCGAGCATCCGGTCAACGGCAATCCGTGCAACCAATGCGCCGCCTGCCGCGGTATCGACGACGGGTCGGTCCTCGACGTGGTCGAGCTGGACGCCGCGTCCAACAACGGCGTCGACAACGTGCGCGCCCTGCGCGATGAGGCGGTGTTTTCCCCCGCCAGCGTGCGCAAGCGCGTGTATATCGTCGACGAGGTACACATGCTCAGCAACTCGGCGTTCAATGCTCTGCTGAAGATCCTTGAAGAGCCGCCGGAGCACCTCATGTTCATCCTCGCAACGACGGAGCTGCACAAAGTCCCGGCGACGATCCTGTCCCGCTGCCAGCGACACAGCTTCAAGCGCATCCCGGTCGACACGATCACCGCGCGCCTGAACTATGTGGCGCAGCAGGAGCACCTGAATCTGCAGCCGGATGCGGCCGCGCTGCTCGCCCGCATGGCGGACGGCGGTATGCGCGACGCGCTCACACTGCTCGACCAGTGCTGCGGAAACGAATGTATCTCGACCGATGCGGTCATCTCCGCCATCGGTCTTGCCGGAAACCTGCGCACGGCGCAGCTTTTACGAAGCGTTGCCGCCGGCGACACCGCAGGCGCGCTCGAACAGTTCCGTGAGCTCTGGCAGGATGGGAAAGACCCCTCTGCCCTGCTCGACGAGCTGAGTATGCTCCAGCGCGACCTGCTCATGCAGGCCGTTGCGCCGCGCGGCGGCCGGGAGCTGCTCTCCGGCGCATATGACCCGGTCACGCTGGATGAGCTCTCCGGTGCATTTTCGTCCGCGCAGCTGCTGGCAAACCTTCAGAGCATCCAGCAGACGCTCGGCGCGATGGCATCGCAGCCCAACCCGCGCATCGCGGCGGAGCTGTGCCTGATCCGGCTCTGCCGGCCGGAGCTGTGCGACGATGTGCCGACGCTGTGCGCACGCATGGACAAGCTCGAACAGACCGTATACAGCGGGGCGATCCCCGCGCCGCGCGCATCTGCGCCCGCGCCGAAGGCAAAGCCCGAGCCGAAACCGGTTCACGACGATGTTCCCCCCTGGGAGCCGCCCGCGCCGCCGGTCTCTGCGCCGAAGGCAAAGCCTGAGCCGAAGCCGGTATTCGACGACGTCCCCCCATGGGAACCGCCCGCACCGCCGGTCTCCGCGCCAAAAGCGAAGC